ATAAACCAACAGATCCTAGTTATCTATTTAGTTTGGCAAACGTAGGTGAAGGTGGGTTTTCATATTCTGGTAGCAGTCTAAAACAAAGACATTCTGTTATTTCTGTCAGCTATTTTAATATGGATAGCAGAGAAATAGATTATGAAGTTGTAGAAGATAGTACAGCCCAAGCAAAACTTGGCATAGTAAAGAAAGATGTAAAAGCATTTGCCTGTACTTCTCGTGGTCAAGCTCAGAGATTAGGCAAGGCAATATTATTCAGCGAACAAAACGAATCAGAAGTTGTTAGTTTTACAACCTCAATAGACGCAGGTGCAATCGTAAGACCTGGAAGTGTTATTTCAATAAACGATCCAGTTAGAGGAGGAGAAAGAAGAGCAGGAAGAATTAAAACTGCAACAACAACACAAATCAC